AAATATATGGTCAAATGTTAAACACTTTAAAGTTGGTATGAAGGAAGACCAGCAGGTCAACAATTACCAACATTAGAACAATATAACAAGATTAAAGAATATCTTGGAATTGATGATAGGTTTGATTTTATATTTGAGTTAGATGAAACAAATATTGTTGATGAAATACCTATGACTTTTGGTATTGGTTCATCACAAGAAAGACATGGGGATACAAAGAAAATAACAGAACCAGCAACAGACCTTGCCAAAAAGTATGAAGGTAGTAAATTAGGATTCCAACCAAAACCTGCCGTGGAACATATCATTATTGGTATGAAACCACACGGCTCAAAAAGTTATATTGATAATGTATTAAACTTTGAGGCATTACCTGATAATATCAAAATGACTTATCCATTTATTCAAGTTCCAAAACCAGCAAAGAAGGAAAAAGACTTTGGTTTAACTGGTGAAGAAAAACAAAGGGCAATTACAAATCAAAATAAAAAATGTGAAAATTGTAATAAATGGGAATTAGCGGCATCTGGTGATTATGTTTGTGAGTGTGATGAACCACAATATCAACACGCAAAATCAAAGAACATACACCCAACCACAAAACCAGTTAAACTATTCTCATATATCATCACCTTATTCACAAGGGAGGGGGATTGGGTTATTGACCCGTTCCTCGGCAGCGGAACGACAGGGATTTCGTCAAAATTGTTAAATCGCAATTTTATCGGAGTGGAGAGGGAAAAAGAATACTTTGATATATGTGAGGAAAGATTATCTGTTGATAGAGAGCAACTCATTAAGTTCTTTAAGGATAAGAAATGAGATACTCCAAAGGTATTTGTTGGATAGGGGATTGTAGGATACCTACAAGTGAAAATCTAAATGGTGGTGGTTATGGAGGTAATAATATGGGAACTGCTGTTTATGCTTTAAGTGATGGTAGAAAAACATTACCAACAAATAAACTATCCAAAGATGATTATGAACAACCACAAGGTAGATTTACCCCCAACCTACTTGTCTGTGATGATATATTAAATGATGGTAGTAAAAATAAATCTACAGTATATAAAGGTAATTTATTAGATATTCGTGGAAACAAATATGGTATTGATGCGGCACAAAAATTAGATTATGGATATGATAGAGGTTACGCTGATGAAGGAACAAATAGTAGATACTACGACCTTGATAAATGGTTTGATAAAGTTATAGATGAAATACAGTAAGGGTATAATGTGGTTGGATGATTGTAGGATTCCATTTGTTGATGAAACAGATAAAGGTAATGCTGTTCCATTTGGAGATATGACTAATGTAAAAATATATGGTAGGAACTCCTATAATGAGAGTAAAACTATATTTGATACAAAACAAAATCAACAAGGTAGATTTACCCCTAACCTACTTGTATGTGATGATATGTTAAATGATGGTGTTATTACACAATATAACAAGACACGAGAAGACAAGGGAAACTATCTTGGGGGACATAGAAAAGAATATGTTGGAACAACTGATAATGATGTTGTTAAACAAATTAAAGGACAATTCTTTAGTGATAAGGGTAGTAATTCAAGATACTACGACTTGGATAAATGGTTTGATAAGATTGTGGATAACTTATGATAAAGATAATCTATAAAGAGTTTGTCCAATCAATCCAAGTATCTCATCAATTATGTTTTGGATTTCTGTATTCTCCATACCCAATGATGAACGATTATCATAAACAACCTTTCTCAATTCTCTCAAATAAAGAACAGGGTCAACCATTGTTGATTCAGGGATTGTTAAAGGTAATCTACCCCCAATAATACCAAAGTATGTTTCAGTTAGTTCATCAACAGATTCAAGGATTTCTTTATAAAATGTGTCCAATGCGTTATGTACCGCAAATGATGTGGTTTCTAAATGGGTTATATGCATCAAATCCCTTGATTGGAATAAAATACCTAAAAATATTTCTGGTTTCATAATCATAAATATACAAACACAATATTATATGAAAATCCAAACAACAAGAGTATTTGAGGATTTAATTACAACTGATAAAAGAATCTGTGTATTCCAGGGTAGTTCTCGTGCCTCTAAAACTTATAATATTCTTATTTATTGGGTTTATAAATTGTTACAAGAAAACAACAAAACTCTATCATTGGTTAGAAAAACATTACCAGCACTTAAAGGTTCAATATTAAGGGACTTGAAAGAGATACTGATTATGTTTAATGTTTTTGATTCCAATAAATGGCATTCAGTTGATGGATATTATGAATTGGGGACAAATATTATTGAGTGGTTTTCTGTTGATGATGAAACAAAATTAAGAGGTAGAAAAAGAGATTTTTTGTTCATAAACGAAGCAACAGAAATAAGTGAAGATGAATATACCCAGTTGATATTGCGTACATCAGATAGGGTTATAATTGACTTAAATCCCTCATTATGGAACTCTTGGATATATGATTTGGAAGGACAAGAAGATGTCTTTTATACAATAGTAACATATAAGGACAATCCATTTTTATCAAAGATACAAATCAATGAGATTGAGAAATTACAATATAGAGACCAAAATCTTTGGAGAGTATTTGGACTTGGAAAAAAAGGTGTTCCAACAAGAGTTGTATTCAATCACCAACAAATCATTGGGGAAATACCACAAGAAGCAAAACTACTTGGATATGGAATTGACTATGGTTACCATGATGCTCAAACACTGATTGGTGTTTATAAGTTTGAGGATAACATTTATGTTGATGAATTATTATATCTAAAAAGGACAACAATACCTGATTTTATCTACAAGATAAAAGATTTGGATATAAACTTAAAAGATGATTTTATTTGTGATTCCGCAAATCCCCAAGCCATAGAAGAATTAAGGAGGAATGGAATCAACGCAAAACCAGTCAAGAAGAACTCAATTCTACACGGAATAGATTTGGTTAAGAGAAACAATTTCTTTGTGGATATCTATTCGAGCAATTTACGAAATGAATTACAGAGTTATGTTTGGAAGACAGATAAGAATGGAAACAACTTGGATGAACCAGTTGATTCCAATAACCACTTGATAGATGGTATCCGATATGTTCTTGAAATGAAGATAGGAAGACCAGCTCAAGTTTATGTTTATTAAAAATTATATTTAATTATATGAGTCCATTAGTCATTAAAAACAAAGGCAAGATTTATGAGTTCAAAGAACCTACTATCAAAGTATGGTCAGAAGTTATGGCTCTAAAAGAATTCTTGGAAGAAGATGAATTAAACATAAGAATGATTTCAATGTGTTTGGGGATGGAAAGGGAAGAGATTATAGAATGTGAGGCGGAAAAGATTATTGACATTGCAAATAGAATACAAGAATTATTCAAACAAAGAAATAGAGAGTTCTATGCAAAAGTAGAACTCAATGGAAAGACATTCAATCTTGTAGATTATACAAAGATTAAGTTTGGTCAGTTCGTTGACATAGATACATTTTTATCGAAGGATGAATCATATAAAATAAAAAACTTAAATGAGCTTGCATCCTATTTATTCATTGAAGAAGGAAAAGAATATTCCGATATTGATTTCAAAAGACAAGCAGAAGAATTTCAACAACTACCTGTTAAGTATGTAGATGGAGCGGTTTTTTTTTTAGTAAATTTAGGACTAACCTCACATCATCTTTCTCAAATCTATTCAGGGAAAAAGTTCCTGTGGTGGATGACGAAGACGATGATTCGTTCTCCTCGCATTGGGGCTGGTATCCAGCTATTTCTTTCCTTGCTGGCGATGATATATCAATCTTTGAAGATATTACTAATCTCCCCCTTGTTCTTTGTCTCAACCACTTGGCATTTCTTGAAGACAAAAATAAAAGGCAAGCAAAAAATCAACCTAAATAATGTCTAGTCCAACCCCTACTCCCACTCCTACACCCGTTGTTACACCCACCCCTGTTGTAACCCCAACCCCTGTTGTTACGCCTACGCCTATTGTTACACCTACGCCCGTTGTAACACCGACACCGACCCCCACCCCTACCCCTACCCCCACCCCAACGCCCACTCCAACAAGCAAACCAGAAGATTTGGTTGACTACGGAAACACTGGTCAAAAACTAGACAAAAATTCGTTGGCAACTCTGACAAGTCAAATTCAGACCATTACA